ACTATTTTTTTAAAGTTGTTCAGGTACATTGAGCTCTTCAGGGGTAGGTAGCATATAGTTCTCTTTCTTACGGCTTGAGTCTTTACGCTTATAACCAAGAAGAAAGTTCTTACCCTCAGCGGTTGTTTGAATAATTGGTACAAGGCGACCTTTTATGGCGAGCTTGCGAATCTTATCTGGTGACATTTTAGACATTGCTACAATTTATAGATGCTTTATTTTTATTAGGCAACTTGTTTTTTATAAACGTCGCCATTTTGTATAATTTTTTGTTCCTCGTATGGAGCCACTGCTCGACGATACATCTCAAGCTTACAGCACTCAAGAGCTCCGATAACATCATTATATGTTTGATAGTTTTTTATTAACTGCTTATCGATATAGGTATTGCAGAGGTGAGTAACAAGATAATTGAGGTCACCAACAGTGATAGGAGGATTGAGTGTAATAGCATCAGTTGTAGACTTTAGCATAGAACGGTGAATGGATTGAATATACGGCATATTTCTGATATTACAGATATTTTTTTAAAAATCAAGCTTGAATTTAATTTTTGCCTATATAATATAACCAACAATGAAACCCGCTAAGGCTAAAAAATCTTTAAAGCAAAGCAAAGTCAAAAAACCTATAAAAAAAATTAAACTCAAAAAAGAGATTAAGAAAATAGTTATTAAAAAGATTGAACCTATTGTAGATGAAAATATTATAAAGAGTAAAATCATGACCTGTATTGTTACTGGCCTTGAACGTAGGGTCTCGAAGGCAGGTATTGCTAAGGGTAATAAGAAATTTGGTGGGCCTGTTCCTTTTGCTGAGCATTATGTTTCTAATGAAGCTAAAAGATTACTTCGACAGAGAGTTTCACCTGAAGAAGTACAAAAACAGCTACGACCTGCTAATAAAAAACCTTTCTCTATAAATAAACAAGTACTAGCACGACTTAAGCTTCTTAAGAAGCCAAAAAACAACAAACGTATGAGCATAGAGGAAGTTCAACAAATTTCAGTCAAGTGGATTCCAAAAGAACCACGCTCTTATACTAATATGACTGAATATGTTGTAGAGAACACAAAAAACGGTTCCTGTATTGCACCACAACTTTATTTAAACAGTGACAGGGTATGTGATGAATGTAAGTACACTAAACACTGCTTGTCAACAGTAAAGCAATTCTCTAAAAAGTACAAAAAAAATTAATATCCCTCGTAGGTTTTAGTATATTTTAAGTTACGATAATGATTATCGTCTCTTATCTCAATAATTGGAGTAGGTACTTTCTTTTCGTATCGAATAGTATATGTGATTATTATGTCTCCAATCTCCATAAGGAACGCTAAAAGGAAACATACTAGAGCTGTAACGTCAGCAGCTAATAGAGCGTTAAAAGATACCTTAATAATATTATCTGTACCTGTAATTTTAACTGGTGTAAACTTTGTATTAAGATTTGCCGCAATAGATGAAATAAGACTATTGGCATCAATGACAGCTGTATCTAGTTCCTTAAAGCTACCAGTACTATCTACGTTTTTCTTACACTGATTGATCTTATCTCCTAATAATACAACAGATTTATTGAGTGCCTGAAGCTGTTCGTTTGTTTCATTGTCAATAGCCTCGGATAACCGTTTAAGCTCTGCCTTTGAACTCTGTAACTCAATATCAGATTGCGCTTGTAGCTTCCGAACACTGGCTTGAAGTTCCTTGGCTCTAGGTCCATCACCTGCTTTACCTTTTACTCCCTGTTTTTCATCAATTACAAGTTGGTTTACATCTTCTATTTGCTTTTTAAGATCAGTTGATTTGGTAGATGTATTGTTTTCAATATTTGCTTTCTTGTCTCTACCACTATTTCGTATTTCAAGATCCTGTGACTGGGCTGCTTTCTTACTTTCAGCTTCAAAATATGATAATGTATCGGTAATTTTTATTTTACTATCTTTTAAACTATCTTGCACACCTGTTTCAGAGTAGAGACCTGCAAAATCAAATATTGTTGGTATGAGACTTAAGAATAAACACAGAAGAGCTGCTTTAATTGGAAATGTCTTACGACCAAACAAAATAATCTTTACACAATAAGGTAACCCCACTACTGCAAAACTAGCTAAACCTACTAATACCCAATGCCAGGTTACAAGAATAACGTTTAGAGCATGAAAGGCAAAGCAGTACGCAACAAATATAATAAACCAATAGATTATATCAATAGCCTGAGCTGCTAGCTTACTAGAGGTAGAAAAACCAAAGATAGTATGAAATTCAGGTAGATTAGTATCTTTTGTAATTGGTTCTTTATGTAGTAGTTTTGCTATATCCACCTCAATATTTAATAAATTATGGCTATAAGTATAATATACTGTATTTTTGGATAAATATTTCTTACAATGGCTGTTTCATATTCATCATTACCTAGTAGTGCGATTGCTGGCATTGTATTTCATAGTAGTATTTTTGATGTAAATAAAGATATTGTAATTTCCTTTGATTATGCATGTTACGGTAGTTCATCGACAGGTGATGAGGGGTTTTGTGTATCATTTGTTGGATTATCATCTAATACAGTAGCTAATGGTGGCCCGGGCCCTGGTCTTGGTTATACTCCTGTAAGTGGGATTACAGCATTTGTAAATGGACAGGGATACCAGAGCTCATTTTTAGGCTTATCGGGTGGTATGATTGGTGTAGGTTTTGATCTTACGGGTAATTTTGGTACATTAGGATTTGGTGTAGATGGTATGATAACACCAGTTCCAAATTCTATAACTATCCGCGGTTCAAGTGACAATAATTATAACTTCCTATATAATACCGGAAATATTATAAACAATACTACGACTCCTATTTCCTTATATCAACAGACGACTGATGTGAGTCAACTTGTGTATAACCGTATACGAGTTCGTCTATCAGACTTTGGTAACCGTGTAGTTGTAGATATAAAACGACCGCAAGACCTTAATTTCACTAATTATGTTGATGTATCAAATAATATTAGTTGGCCGACGTATGTAAAGGGGTGTTTATCCTTTACTTCAGGTGTAACAGATACATTATTAAGTATTAAAAATTTTAATATTAATGGAAGCTTAATAACCAAATAATGTAAATTGTATTTTATTACAGACAATTTACTTTTTAAATTAAATATTTCTTGTGAGAAGCTTAGTAGTAACATTAACCAGTTTACAGGTGCAGACAGCACCCTCTATTCTTGATCATTGGTATATTACAGTAGATCAAACCGATTCCGGTAGTACTACGTTTACTTACCCTAATTCAGCTGATGGTAGTTTATTTACAACTACATCAGGGACGTTTGTATACCCATTTACAGCAGATGGTGGTAACATCTATCCATGGGGGTATCCTGTAGCTAATACTGTTACAACTATAAATCTCGGTAAGCTTAAAGGTCCTTATACAATAACCTACTCACCTTCGGGTATTGATTCACGTTATTACGATATATCAAAAATAAGCTATACATTTGGTGACGGTACATCACAAACTGTCGAAAAATCTATTATTCAAAACTCATCAGGTAATAGTATAACAGGTGGTTTGCCGACTAATGTTAACGTATCACATGCCTATTACCCATCAAGTACTAATACAACATTTACACCATCAGTTACAGTTATAAACAGTAATCTTGTATTAAACATCTTTAATATCTCATTTACATTGACACCTGCCTCAATCTATGACTTTAATGATGTACATCTTATTTCAAATACTCAGTCAAGTAATAATCAACTTGAAACAGTTAACGTATTTGAAATTGAATCTCCGAACTATGTAACTAATGTCAGGGTTATAAGTGGTACATAAATATAGTATATGGATGTTGTCTCACTTAGCTCGACGAACTTTATCGGTCTGACGGCTAGCTATAGCTATGATAATGCATTAAACATTAATCAGTCTGTTTATTATACTGAACAGGGTTTAGATATTCCTCTTGTTGACATATTTGCTGATTTAAACGATGTATCAACAAATAATCACTCAAACCTTTATCTATCAAAATATGATGACTTGCAGTCAAGTGTAACAATCGATTCACTCACCCAATTAACAAACGAAAGTTTTTCAACATACCTCGCAGCTAATGCATATTCAGGTATTACAACAAACTCTAGGTTTCTTCTTGTTCAAGAGCCTGTTTATAATGTAAGTTCTGCTTCAATTTCAATGTCTGGCACATACGCCAATATTGATAATAGATATTTCTTTGAAATTACATTACTTGATGGTAATTATTGTAGAATCTCTCACATTAACGCAGGGGTAACAAGATATCTTACAGTAGATTTAAATGGTAATTTAGCATTTACTCCTTACACGTATCTTAATGGAATTGAACAAGGAAAACAATCACAGGTTTTTACTTATATCTATGATAGACAAAATGACTTATTAGTGCTTACAAAAAATATTAGTGATGTAGCCCAATGTATTACCTATAGCTCAACATTACAAAGCCTTATTATGACAGACCCGTTAACGGGGTCTGGAGCAAGCTATACGACGAATTCTATTTTTAAATTACAACCTCGTAACGAATCTTCTAATATTACAAAATTATTTGATCCATGGATCAGCTATCAAAAAGATTTCAAAACAAATTCACAAAACGTAAATTCTGATAGAAGTTTTGAAACTGTAAATTCAAATATATTGTTAAATGCGGAGTACAGTACTATATCTGGTAGTAGCCTTAATGTTAATCTATTGTCATTAAAGAATAACAATACTCCAGAAAATTATCAATCACGTAATAATCCGTTTCAAACAAGTAAGTCAGCTTATTTTAGCGGTTCAGAGATAAGTTCAAGACGATACAATAAATTATTTACTGGTTCTAATCAAACTTATGGTAATGATAATATTACTCTAGGTTATGATGATTATACAACCGATATTGTATTACCTGCTGATAAAATCACATATTTTCATGTACCTCAAATTACATACCCATTTACTCAAATCAATATTAATGACTCCGGTTTAATAGAAGCTGGAGCTATTGCTGGAGATCATCCGATGAAGTCAGATAAGGTGTTTAAAAAGCTCGCTTCTGCAAAATATACAACTACTTTTGGTAACACTAATGAAGAAACAACTGGTTATTTTCTTTGTAGTTGGCTTTCTGGTGGTAATGATCCTAGTGTTAAGCCAATTTGGTTGGATAGATTTTATAACCCAAGCAAACTTGCATTTATTACTGCCTTAACTGGTACTAGCTATTCGTTAGCTTTTGATAATTTAAATGATAGTGTTAAAAATGTATACGGTGACCTTGGAATATACGATAAGCCTTCTGATTTAATTTTTGAGCCTGGTACATACTACGCATATCATCACATCGGTAGTAATGATGTTATAAAATATATTTCATCACTTCAACCATATCTTGCAGATAGTACGTTTTCAAAATTTGTATATGCAAATAATTCTAATGTTGCTGATCCCGGTGTTGCTGTAGAAGAGTATGCCTTTAATGGTAATACATACGCCATAACTCAATCACTTTCATCTATTGATGATTCAAATCAATTTACTTTATCATTCTTTGCTCATAATTATGATTGGACCATGCCATTTGGGCATCAAATAGTGGGTAATTATGTTAATGATGGATTTGGTGTTTTTAATACAAATAATATTACGCCTACTATTTTTGTAAATAGTGCGTCTGGTATTAATATACTGAATACAGACTTTACATCTCTAAAGTCTATTACATATAATGCACAGCCAATCGGTTATATGAGACGTGATGGCATGCGTCATTACTTCGGTATATTCAAGGACGGTACATTTACACGGTTTAATGCATCCGATACTATAATTAAACAAACCAGTAATAGCTATTTGTCAAGTACTATTGATTTTGACTACACAGATAGTACAGGTTATATATTATGCTCTGCTAATAACACAACAAAAGTATTACAAGCAGATCTTACTACTACAACACTCACAGATATATCAACTCTTAGTAGTAATTTTATCTATTCTCCAAATTGCAGCGTGAGTGCTACAACAACAATTGATTATTATAATAACAATCTGTATTTTACATCCGGTATTTTATCAAAACGTATAAACGATACTATCTTTTATCTTTCTTCAGATAACTCTGCTATTGTAAGATGGGATAGTATTAATACGTCGACATCTGTTACTTCAGCATTTAAATCTTCTGTTGGTATTGTGGATTTTAATATAGATAATAGTAATAATATTTGGATTTTAAATAAACAAAATAAATTTAGTAAATATTCTCTTACAAGAGATCTTATTCTTTCTGGAAGTGTTTTACCTAATAATCAAATAACGATTACTACAAGTATTACAGGTAATGGTAGTACAGCATCGTTTCCAATATCAGGTGTTATTTCACAAAATCCTAATGATTACGTTATTGTTATTAATAATGTAACTCAACGACCTGCATTTGATTATTCACTCTCTGGTAATAACGTTGTATTTGTTAATCCACCACCGCTTAGTAGTATTGGTACTGTAAATGTTGTCAATTCTGTTGATACATATAGTAATTTAAAGATTAATTTTATTTCCGAGTTTGTGTCTGGTAATTACAACCAACGTGCTCTTATTACACGCGGTGGTTATAGTGTATATCAAAACGTACTATCGTCAACACAATATCCAGGGTATCAATTTAATGTATTAAGTTTAGAAGGTGTTCCTGTTTTAAGTTCAATCTTTACTACAGCTACAGCAAGTAATGTTAATATTATTAATAATGACTTTTTACGTGACTTTATTAATACTACATACAGCTCTGCTAACTTAAACGTCAAAGCTTCATTGATTAATGTGTTTAATAGTGATGATGTATTGCCTGTTGAGATTATTAGTAATCTTTCAGCTGTTGATCCTGGTTACCATCACTTTGCAATTCGTTTTGATAGTTATCATGGATTTATGACTCTGTTTATTGATGGTCAACAAGCAGGTAGTGTACAATTTACACCGAGAAAATATAAATTTAGTAATCTCATTACAAGACCATTCTTATTCGGTTCATCATCATATAGAAACGCTGTACCGTTATTTTCATATCTCAAGAAAAATGCATATCTTGTAGAAGGGCTTAAAGTTAAAAATTATTATCTATATAATACAGCATTAAATGATTGTGATATTGCCTATCATGCAAGAGAGGGTATGACTATTCATGATATACATTTAGATTTACCGTGTGGTCATAGAAACTATCTTGAAGAAATAGAACGATATTTTAAGGCCACTGTACCTGGATCTAAATCTACACAATACAATATTATTATTAAAAACACAGGCATTACTGATGCTACTCTTAAGAAAGAACTTGAAAAGAGAATTCTTACAGAGCTTAAAAATACAGCACCTGTATATTCAAAATTAAATACAATAAAGTGGTCCTATTAAAATGAATATTGCAGATATCATAACACAAACCGGTATAATATACGATCGATATCTCGGTACTGATCTTGTTTTACCATATACAGGATTTGATAATATTAAAATACAACAAAACGAGGTAGTGACATACAGTACTATTAATGCTGCGTTTGAAAAGCTGTATATCAATTATCTCTATTTGTATAAATCATCAAGAATTGCTTCTAATATAATTCCGGTTTCGGCTATAGCTTTTGCAGGTGTAAAACAAACAACATCTATTTTTACCTGGTATACAGCATCGTCTAGTTTGAGTACAAGTCAATTTATTCCACTTTCAACTGTTAGTAATTTACAGGGACTTGATAATGTTAAAACACTTGTTATTGGTAAAAATAACGAGCTCAATTACTACGTAATTTTTGCTTCAACAGGTACTGATATAATTACATTAACAAGTAACAGTACGTTTACAAGTATTGCATTAGTGTTGAGTTCTGTTAATACTGTACAGGGTTCAAACGCTACATTTAAGGGTATTACATCCCTTGCTATAAACCCTATTAACAATAATTTATTAGTTCTTGATTTGAGTGCTAGTTTAGTTCATAGATACGACTTAACAGGATTTTTAACATATAATACTGTTTTACAAAATACGTTAATTTATCAAGGCAGTATAGGTGGTTATGGTATGTTTGATGATCAGCTTCTGTTCAATTCACCAAACGGTATAGCAGTATATAACTCAAATATATATGTACTTGATTCAGGTAATGGTTGTATTAAAATTTACGATAAAAATTTAAGTTGGATATCAACACAGAGATTGTTTAGAGATCTACTCACTGTTAAACCAATAAGCTTATCAATCGACAGTACGGGTAATATCTATGTATTAACAGACTCTAATTATATCTTAAAATATGATTCTACATTTACTACAAAGACAAAAATTGATATATCTTCGTTAGCAAAAACAGGCGATAAATTTCAACAGCTAATATTCTCACCTACTGATAGTAATATCATGTATTTGGTGTCAAATAATAATGTATATAAAAAACTAGTTAATATACCAGAAGATACTATTGGTAAATATTTGTTTTATCGTTACAATGTTGATACAACTGAATCAATTAAATCGTTTTCCTCGTTAGCAGTTAACGGTAGTGATAATAATCTTATCTTCAGTACTGCAAGCGGTACAAATGCAGGTAAATTTTCTCTTTATCATGATAATTTAAACCTACAAGATGTTATTGCATTAAATGCTTTTGATGTATATGAGCCGAGTGTTATTGATATCAATAAAGATGAATATGTACAAAATTGGGTGTTCAATAAGTCTCTAGCTAAGCTTATTGCAAACCATATGCGATTCCGTGATCAAATTATAGGTAAGTTCCTTTATACAAACGACGGATATAATAATATTACATTTCAGGGCATACGTTATTTGCTTCCTGATGAATATACATCTATTAGCTTTCAACAAGATTTAAACTCCTTTATTGGATCTAATGAAATCTTTCAAAATATCATTATTAATAGAGCTTTAGAGAAAATATACAATATACAAGTGGCTTTATTAAATGTTCTTGCAGCTCAATCCCTTTCAGCTCCAGCAACAACTACCCCAATTTACATTGATTAAAGCAATCTTACAATAAATAATTAAAATGGCAAGCGTATCAGTAATTAAATTAAAAGTCCGTAGAGGAACAGATGCCCAGCGTAAGCAAATTACCTTAGATGAGGGTGAGCTTGGATTTGTTACTGATCCGGGTAAGCAGCGCTTATTTGTAGGTGATGGGCGTACAGCAGGTGGTATTAGTGCATCGATGAAATTTTATAGCGGCAGTATTACAACCGGTGCATCAGCCTTCTCGACAGCTCAAACCAACGATCTCATATTCAATACTACAGATTCAAGACTTTACGTATTGACAGGTTCTGATTATTCAGCTACTGGTTCTTATCAACTAGTTGGCACAAAATTTGATGGTATCACTATAAATCAAAATGCTAATAATGCTTTTTATACAGATATAACAAAATTAGCTCTTAGTGCCATTAATACAGGAGGTTTGCCTACATCAAACCCTGGAGCTGGAAAAGTATATCTAAGCGGAGGATACCTTGCTGTAGGAGTATAAAATTATGTCTATTAACATTACATCAGATGCTATTGTAAAGATTCTTATTAGAAAGGGATCAGATGCTGACAGAAAAAATACAATTCTATCGACAGGAGAGCTTGGTTATGCGACTGATACCGGTATAAAGCGTTTATTCGTTGGTGACGGTACAACCGCTGGTGGTAATCCTGTTGGTGTTAAAAATTTCGGGTATAATACAGCCGCAAGTGTGACAAGCGGGGCGTACCCTGGTGATTTAGTATATGATACAACTAATTTTACGTTATATGGCAGAGATTCAAGCAATAGTACATGGAATTCCTTGCATCCTGTTTTTGATAATACAATTCAACAACTCGGTACCGGTAAATGGAGTGTAAATGCTAATAATATTACCGTTACCCTTTCGAGCTTAAATGGTTTAAGTGCTAATGATTTTATTGCTAATAATATAAATTCTCAATATATTAATCTCGTTCACCCTGCCGTTAATGATGGTATTAATCCTATTTTATTTATTGGTGAAGGTGATAAACTTGTCTCTGGTTCTTTATCAGGATTCAATACAACGTATGATGAAATCAATAACAAATATTTTATTAGTACACAATTTGGTAACACTCAACCGTTAACTGCCTTTACAATTGATCAATTAGGTAATGTTGGTATTAATACAACTACACCCAATACGTCTTTGACAGTTGTTGGTAATGTAAGTGCTACAGGAAATATTAATACTGTGGGCAATTTAACAACAACAGGTAGCGTAATATCCATCGGTATATTGAGTGCAAATAGCGGTGTTTATACACCTAGTAATTTAAGTGCTTTCAGTGGTACATCATATACAAGATATAACATTACAGATAGTTCAATAGGCGGTACTGCTACAATTACAGGAAATGATCCAATCTCGATTAATAAGAGTAAGAGTACGGCATCTGGATACATTTACGGTCAAAATACATACAGTGGTGTTTCAGCTTCAACAGATATATCGTTATTCAACGATACCGGCACTGCATTTGTTGATATGGGCATCAATAGCTCCGGTTACAATGGTAATCAATATTCAACACCGTTTACTATTGTTGGTGCAAGTGATGCATACGTTTATAGCAATTCTTCTGCTAAAAATCTTGCTATTGGTACACAATATTCAGCTGGTAATTTATTGTTATTCACAGGCGGTACATTGAGCGGTACTTCAACAGGTAATGAACGTCTACGAATTACATCGACTGGCAATGTTGGTATCGGTACATCAACACCGAACTCTAAGTTAACGGTTGTTGGTGATATTAGTGCATCAAATGTATATTCAAACGGCACATTATTAACAAACGGCACATTATTAACAAATGCTGGATCAATTTCAGCTCAATATCAATTTTTCGGTGCGTCGAGTAATATTGCTAACCCTATACAAATTCCTATACAATCTGGTCACTTATATGCTGTTGAAGCCTGGTATGGAAATGTACAAGGTAGTAGTAGTACTACATGGACTATAGGTCTATCTAGTACTACTCCAAGTAATTTTCCTTTTATAAATTTATTTGCAACAGGAATTTACTCCCCGGTTAATAATTGGATCGGTGCATCATCAAATACTAGTACATATGGTACAAGCACGGATATTACCGGATTTACACTTACTCCAATAGCTCAAACAGGTAGTGGTAGCACTGCTTTTATAAAACTCAACGCTATATTTTTATGTTACCAAACTTCTACTATAACTCTTCTCTTAAGTAGTAAAGCCGGGTTTGGTAACGGTGGGTACTGTTACATGTCAGTAACAACTCTATCTTAATAGTTGCATTTCTTAATTTAAGTTGTACTCTTCCTAACATACTGTTCTGTGTAAACTCTCCACCCATTCTTTTCGTATTCACATATTAATGATGTTTTAATAAATTTTTTTATTCCTGTAGTCTTATGTACGCCTATATAAAATTTACCGTTGATTTTATTATTGATCTTGTATATAATATAAAAATGAGACATAATAATATTAATATCAAAGATACCCAAATATGGGTAAGGAGGTAATTTTGGGTATGTTTGATTATATAAACTGCGAAAAAGAATTGCCTCTTAATGATAAGATTAAGAAGGCTTTTCCTGATACTGACTGGACTAAAGAAAGCTTTCAGACTAAAGCTATTGATAATACAATGGAAACATATTGTATTACAAAGAAGGGTCTATTAACTATCCTTAAAGTCGAAGGAAAGCATGTTCGTACGATGACTAAGAAGGAAGAAGAAAAGGCTAGAAAAGAAAATAAATTTTGCTGGCCTCATAAGTTTGTAGAATCAAGTCGTAAGTACGAAAAGGTTAATTATACAGGTACTGTTAACTTTTATTACTATGCAGAAGATCCAAAGAATAATACTTGGGATCTAGAGTTTACAGCAACGTTTGTTAAGGGAAAACTTACTGATCTTGTATTAGATAGTGATAAGATTATTCGTACAGCTAAACAGAACAATGCTGATGAAAAGGCTTGGAAGGATACAATGGAAGCTTATGAAAAGCATCCTTGGACAAAGACCAAGAAGACTCTTAACAAATATACATTTGGTTATTGGGGTACTTTTTGGAAGAACCTTGCAAGGATTTTTAATAAGTGGTCTCAATACCTTAGTAAGGCACAAATGTGGATCATAAGAAACATGTACTAATATGAAATACATTCCATTTAATCTTGTCTTTTTTATTGGCTGTTTATTGTTTTGGTATGGTGTATTTGCTGTTCTAAAGTATTATGCAAATGAATACTTTTAATCTTGACTAGTCCTTAATCTGCATATACTATTAGGGCATGAATAAGATTTTAGTTATAGGGGACGTACACAATCACTTCGTTCAAGCACAGATGATTATTGACAAATATGTTGATACGCATAAAATTGTCATGGTCGGTGACTACTTCGATAACTTTGGTGATTCTGCTGTTGAAGCGGATCAGACTGCTAGGTGGCTTAAGAGTATTCTCGATCACCCAAATATTATTGCTCTTATGGGTAATCATGATATCAATTATTCCTATCTCAATTATAGAAAGGATAGTGGAGGTAATCTCCAGAACCTTTATCACTGTTCTGGCTATACCCTCCAGAAGGATGATGCTGTTAATCGAATTATGACCAGTGAAGATTGGGACAAAATTAAAATGTATCATTACGAGAATGGTTGGTTCTTTACCCATGCTGGGCTTTCTCACCATTGGTTTGAGCATCCTGTTCTTGATACAACTCCTGAGCTTATTATTAAGAAGCTTGATGAGGCTGTAGAGAAGTATAACAATAGAGAGTATACAGATATTCTTGGAGCTGCTGGAAGGTGTAGAGGTGGTTCTCATAAAGCTGGTGGTATCCTCTGGCATGATCATTACAGAGAGTCTACTCCTCTCCCTGGTATTAAGCAGGTTTATGGTCATACTCCTAATAGTACAACAGTAGGTCCTCTTGTTGATATTGATAAGGCTGATGACAACTCAATTAATGTAAATGTTGATTGTGGTCTTCAGGAGGTCTTTAGAATCCATGAGGATGGTTCTGCAGGTCCTATTAAAACAGATCTGCAGAACTTTTACTACGAGGCCAAAAAGAAAGACTTTGAGGATATGATGAAGACTATTGACTCTCAGGCTTGGAAGGCTTAAAATTATTTATGAAAAAAATTATTAAACCAAAACAACACGAAGAAGCTACTTACTTTTCTGACTTTACAGGTCAGCCTTTTGGTGAGCTGTATCATCCACCTGTAGAATTGACATTAAAGTTTAATTATGGTTCTAAGTTTGATGAATCTGAAATTACTTTTCATCTGTCTGATAAGGATGTTAATCCAATTATTAATCTGATTAGTACTAAGCTCAATCCTGATTATAAGAAGGACTTAGAAGAGACAATGAAAGATAATGATGAAGAGCTAGACATGGCTTTGGATTCTAGAGATCCAATTATGTGTGAGTATTATATTTCCTGTAATAGTCTTATTAGAAGGCTTATAGGTAAAATGGACTCAACAGATTTTATTTCTGAAGACAGAGATAGAGGTTGAAATGGCTCAAAAGATTCTTGTTTTTAACTGAAGGAATGTCTTGGAGAATAAGATTTTATATTCTTAGCACTGCTTACTTGCCTTATTTTTTATTTCGTATAATATGGACAGACTATGAAGAATAAAGTTTTGACTGTGGATTGGGATGACTAAACTCTAAAATTTTAACTATTATGTATAAGTATATACATGCGATGTATATATGCAATTATTAATACTATAACAGGTAATCAGTATATTGGGTCTTCTAAAAACTCCTATATAAGAAGGAAGGCTCATTTTAATCTTTTAAGAAGAGGTGCTCACCATTCTTTTATTTTGCAAAGAGCATTCGATAAACATGGAGAAGATAAGTTTAAGTTTATAGTAATCGAAAAGGTTGAGCCTAATATTGATTTAATAGAAAGAGAACAATGGTGGCTAGATAATGCTAACTGTGCTTACAATTTAACAAAACAGGCTCTTCCAGGCAAAGAAAGAGTTATAACAGAAGAAACAAGAGCTAGGATGAGAGCAGCTAAGCTTGGAGTTAAGCATCCAGAGTGGAGAAACAAACAGAAGAGTATTAATCAAAAGGGAATAGGTCTAGGTAAAAAAAGATCTGAAGAGGCTAGAAAAGTTATGAGTGAAGCACAGAAGAGATTACATGCTAACGGATATATACATCCGGGCAATAAATCTGTATGTCAATACGATCTTAACAATAACCTAATTAAAGAATGGAAATCATTAGCTGAGGCTGCAAAAACTCTTGATATCTGGGGATCAGCTATTACACACTGTATTAAGGGTACAGCAAAAACTGCAGGCGGTTATAAATGGAGCTTGCCAGCTCATTAAAACCGTTATATAATAGTAAAATGAGTGAAAAAAAGATTTGCAGCGTTGATTGGGATGACACTTTATTCGAAGACCCAGCATATAAAATTGGTAACCTCTGGGCTGCTTCAGGGTCTAGTGCTGAGCCTATAAAGAGAGTGCATGACTTTATCCATGAAAAGGCTAAAGAAGGATTTGAGATTCATGTAGTAACAGCTAGAGAAGAAAAGCATGTACCTGAATGCTGGGACCTTATTAAGCTCTACAATCTTCCTATTAAGTCTGTAGTAGCTGTTGGAGGAATGAATAAGACTCCTCATCTCCTATCCCTTGGAACATCTCTTCATATTGATGACAACATTCAGGTTTGTGTCCTAGCTAAACAGGCTGGTATTAAAGTTCTTTTGGTTGATTGGGGACAGGAGGATATAAATTCTACAGCAAAGTTATTCAAGAAGATTTAGCTTGCTAGTTCCATCTACTGCTTCTATTATATTTGAATCATGCACAACATTTTCTTACTAGGAGATCCTCATCTGAGTCATCAGGGGATGGTTATGTTTAAGAGAGATGATGGAACCCCTCTTAGACCATTTGCTACTATTGAGGAGCATGATGAGACTTTGATTAAGAACTGGAACTCTGTTGTTAAGCCTCATGATAAAATATATGTTCTAGGTGATGTAGTTATGAAAGCTAAGAAGCAGATTGGTATTATGGACAGGCTTAATGGGAAGAAAGTTCTCATTAAGGGTAACCATGATATTGGAGAGCTTAAAGTATATCTCCCATACTTCTATGATATTAGAGCATTCCATATTTTGGATAACTTTTGTATCACACACATTCCTATCCATCCAGATTGCTTGGGTAGGTTTAGAGGTAACATTCATGCTCACACTCATCAGAGAAGTATGTTGTTGCCTGATGATGGTACACCTCCTGAGAGCAGAATTGATCCTAGATACTATTGTGTCTCAGCTGAGCAGATTAACTATACACCTATTGAGTGGAATGATCTAAGGAAGAAGTTCTATGCAAAGCTAGGTCTTGAGATTAAAAACTCTTGACCTAGTCTTCTTTTAATATAGAATAAGAGTATGAAGATATTTAAACTCATTATACAAGTTATCCTGGCTCTTATAGTTGTACAGATTGTGCCTTTATGGTTTGTGATTGCTTGTTTGTTTCTTGGTTTAATTATACAATTAAATGATTAGTTTATGAAACATAAAACTCTTTTTGCTAATCCTTTTCTTAATGAAGAGACTTTAGAATTTGCTCCTGTTATTGGACAGAGAGTTCATTGTACTTGTGTTCATTGTAACAAAGATATGGTCATTCCTGTGCCTAATGAATATATTGATTGGGAGGATGTAGCCAATTTGTATAAGAGGAAAGGTGAGCAGATGGTAAAGAATTTTGATAGGATAGTAAAAGACATTGATGTAATGTACCAAGATAATCCAATTAGAGAATATCTTTTAAATGAATGGAAAGCTATATTCAATGACTTTAACAGAGATTGCATATGAACTATAAAACAGCACAAATTCTAAAAGGAGCATAAAGAAGTATGACAAACCATGAGAAAATTTTAGCACTAAATGCAATCTGGTATGATTGTGTAAGTTGTGAGTCTCATAAAGAAAGGGATGTTCATTTTTATATTATTACTGATTTTCATTATGGTGAGAAGGTTTCATATACTGTAGAGCACAAAGGATATATTGTACACAATTATGAGAACTCTGAATGGGATACCCAGGAAGAGGCTGAACTTGAGCTCATTAGGCTTTTAAAGGAATCTATTCTTATGGAAATTGAATGGTATTTAGAACATTATGGTGACCCAGATTGGGATCAGCATAACAGATATGATAAGGATGATCTAGAGGAAGTGAAGAAAGCAGTACTTGAAATAACACCATAATATGAAGACTATTAAATTGGAAATAGAATTAACATATGATGATAACATCATGCATGGAGATGATCCAGATGCTATTAAATGGTTTTATCAGGATACCTTAGAAAAAGAATTAACTAATGAAGATTGTCCTAATTTAATTTTACACTCAAATGAAATAGGGGATGAAGTTGGTGTTGTAAAGGTCATAAAGATATTAAAATAATATGAATGACTCAACTCAAAAAGCTCTTGAATACCTAGAAGCCTTTTCAGCTGATATTATAGCATCCTTAACCTTAGCTAAGAACTATGACCTTAAAAAGATAGCTTATGATATTGATCTAGTACTAAGAGAGATAGGACATTTACCAAACCATGAGGATTAAATAATAATATGTACCAGTCATCATTGCTTATATTCCATATAGCAATGGTGTTTATGTTAATAGGGTTTGGTATATTTTTCTGGATGATCTATAAGGGGACTAGGAAGGTATATAAGAGAGGTAGAAAAGCTAGTAGAAGAATGAAGAAGTTTAAAAAATTGGATAAATAACAATAATACAATGAAATTTGATAAATTAGTTAACCAAATATTAAAAGAGTCTAATACTGTAAGTACTGAAAATTACTATCAGGATTTAGCTAACTATCTTTCACCAACTTTAACTATTGGTGNAAATAAAATAAACCCTGATTCAGGTATTGTAAATTCTAATCAAAAGGGTATCTATTATAATAACAAACAAGTTGGTAAAATAGAAGTAACTATTAAGGGTAATAAACTTACATTGGAAAACATTAGAAGATTTAATGATGCTAAAGAAATACAGGGTTATAGAATTGGTGAAAAGGTATTGCAGCAAATTAAAGCCTATGCTTTAAAGCATAACTTAGTTATTAGTGTAGAATTTGCTAATACAGGTCTTGAAAAAACCTTTAATAATATCTTTAAGGACTGGAATATCACAACAGAAGGTAGCCATACAATAGCTAAAAAAGATTAAAGTAACATTTTCTTCCTTGTCAATTATTAGATAAAAAGCAAATTCTATGATATTTAGCACAAAAAAAAACAATTTGAATAAATAATATTAAT